ACATTTTGTCTATTGTTCTACATTCGTAGGACGAAATTGAATCGGAACGGTGAGGCTCCGATAATGATGAGAATTACAGTGAATGGAGTTCGGGTTGATGCTTCAGTGAAGAAAACAATTCTTCCGGAATTCTGGAGTGTGGCAAAAGGAAAGGCCCTGGAAAAGAAGCGTGAGTACAAGGAACTGAATCTGTATCTTGATTCTATCCGTTTGAGGATAATGAAAATTCAGCGTGAACTGGAAATAGAAGGTGTAGCGGTTTCTGCCGGCAGTGTCCTGGACCGTTTTTGGGGAAAGGATGCTCCCGTACAGCGTACCCTGTTTGAGGTTTTCCGTGAACATAATGATAAATGCGCCCGATTGTCCGGTACGGACATGGCGCCTGCAACCGTGCAGCGTTATGAGACATCCTTGAAGCATACTCAGGATTTTGTCTGGGAGACATATCATAAGAAAGATATTCTTTTGGATGAAGTTTCCCGCCAGTTTGTTGAGGATTACGAGTTCTGGCTTAAGACCTCGAAAAAGTGTTGTCATAATACAGCCACCAAGTATCTGAAGAACTTCAAGAAGATTATCCGTATCGCTTTGGCCAAGGGATGGATGAAGAATGATCCGTTTTTGGAAATCAGGTTCTCGTTGGATAAGGTGGAGCCGGACTTCTTGGAAGATTCGGAAATCCGAAAACTGATTTCAAAGGAGATTGATATTCCGCGGCTGGGTCAGGTACGGGATATTTTTGTGTTCTGTTGCTTCACCGGTCTGGCCTTCTCGGATATTCACGGATTGGGAAAGGAGCATATCGTGGAGGACTCGAACGGTGTCAGATGGATACGCAAGGGAAGGCAGAAGACCAAAATCATGTGTAACATTCCATTGATGGAAGTTCCGTTAAAAATATTGGAGAAGTATTCCACCAATGAATATTGCAGGAAACATGGTGTGCTTTTTCCGGTGCTTTGTAATCAAAAAATGAACGCCTATCTTAAGGAGCTGGCTGATATTTGTGGCATAAAAAAAACATTGACCACCCATGTGGCGCGTCATACTTTTGCCACTTTTGCCCTGGCTAATGGTGTTTCGATAGAGAGCGTTGCTAAAATGCTGGGGCATACCAATGTTCAGATGACCCGTCATTATGCGCGTGTGCTGGACCGTACAGTGATACGTGAGATGTCACAGATAAAGATGGATTTTCATTTTTCCATGTAAGGAGAGGGTGTTTGGAATGAGCAAAGGCAGACATGAGGTTCGGATGCTTGCTCTTTCAGGAATGGCCGGAGATTGCTTCCGGCCTTTTTTATTTCATTCTGGCGTTTTCTGTCTTTTTTTGGCGGTTGCTCAACGGTTGAGTAACCAATGACCTTGTAATATCTCCGTAATATTGCACCGTAAACAATAAAAACAAGGTCATTATGAATAACAGAAGAACTGCACCTGGTGGGCAGATGACCCACATGCTCAGTACCATACTCGCCAAAGTAACCAACATTGAAAAGTTACTGGCTCCTGCCATACATAACTTGCCCGACAGCGAGATACTGGATTCAAAAGGCGTGCGCCTGCTTACCAAAATGTCCGACAGGACACTTCTAAGACGCCGCAATGACGGTTCGTTGCCTTTCCACCGTGACAAGGGGAAGATTTACTACCGCCGTTCGGACGTGCTGCGTGCCATGCTGCTTGAAAAAGAAGAACACTCTAAAAATAAAAGGTTATGAGAAAGATGATTAAGGTTGAAAGCGGCTCGTTCGCCGCACTCGTGAGAAGTTACAAGAAGTCCCTCAACATGTTGGCCGTGCTGCAACATATCTGTGAGGATAACTGTGTAGAACTCTCCATGCTGCCCGATGAGGTTTGTGAGCTGATAAACCTCGATCCGGCAGAGATTGAGAAGCAGCGTTTGAGCGGACGGCTGCGTTTTGCGGAAGAGGAGAACGGGACCAGGCATTATTCGATTGTGGATATAATCAATCTGAAGGATTCCATTGACTGGAAGGTTATTAACAGACAGGTGGAAAGCCTTTCCTTTGAGGAAGAGGAATGACGGAGTGCCCTTCTTCCCATTACAGATAAGAGTATGGCCGGCAGAGCGGATTTATCCGGGTGCCGGCCATACCTTTGTCATTTCCTGAAAAGCGGCTCTTTACGGCAAACTTAGGATATTTTTTTCAGTCCGTTTGACGGGGTGGCAATTTCCATTGGGGGTACATGCCTTGCCTTCCGTGGCAGGTCCGGTTTATCGTCACTTTCGCCTGTCGCTTTCTGTCCTTTCATTTCCGTTCCGTCATCCGTTCCGCTTTCATGCCCGCCTGCCGGTTTTATGGTAAGCTGTATTTTCCGGTTCAGCGTGGCAAGTTCCTCATTCAGCCGCTTGATTTCCGCATCCTTGGGCCATGAAGCCGCCACAATCTCCTGAAGGACCGGGATGTCCTTCGACAGCTCCGCGTTTTCCTGCTCCCGTTTCTCTATCATGGCGGGAATGCGTTCCAGCGCATTGATGAAGTTCATGACGGCCAGTTTCGGGTCTTTGGCAATATAACCGTTGTTGTAGGTATATTTGATACCGTCCAGCCCCTCGACCATGAACTTGTTCTGCAAAGCCTGCATGTCCCCCTCACAGGTCCTTTCGGTACGGACAAGGATGCGGAAATCGAACAGGGTCCCGATTTTCATATAGTCATCCTCCGTCCGGGCATTCCGGTTGATTGCGGCAAGCCGGTTGCCGAGTATCTCCACGTTGTCCGAATCCACACCGTCCAGTTTCAGGGGATTGGGACGGAGTCCGGTTTTCGCATCTGCGGGGGCCACCTTGTTGAAATATTCCCAGTCCCTGGTGAAACGCCCGATAAAGGCATTGTTTTTTTCTATTCCCGAAGTCCTTTCATTCAGCTTGCCTTTCGCGTTTCCCTTGTTACGGTGGAATGCCTGCCTCTCGCTTTCGAGGACCGCCAGTTTCTTGTCCAGCTTCGCCTTTTCCAGCAGGTCGTCGTTGCCTGAAAGGATGGCCACGTATTCGCTGAAACTGCCGCCTCCGTTTTCGTCAATCGCCCCCTCGTCAATGGTACGGGCGGCCAGATTGCGGCTTTTGAGCTGGTTGATGAACACCTGCTTGTTTTGCAGCAGGTTGAACTTGTAGCTGTCCAGTGACTTCTCCACCGCATAGATATAGCAGTCCACCTTGTTGCCGGCGTACTGCTTGGCGATGATATTGCCTTTTCTCACCGCGCGTCCGTTGCGCTGCTCCAGATCGGACGGCCTTCAGGGTATGTCCAGATGATGGATGGCCACGGCACGTTCCTGCGCGTTGACACCCGTTCCCAGTTTCTGTGTGGAACCGAAAAGGAAACGGATGCGCCCGGAATTCATATTCTTGAACAGTTCCTTGCGTGCGTTGTCGCTGTTCGCCTCCTGAATGAACTTTATCTGCTTTTCCGGGATATTATGGTCTTCCACGAGTTTGCGCCTTATCTCACTGTAGATGTTCCACTGGTCGGGTTTATAGGTACTCAAGTCTGAAAAAATGAACTGTGTGCCTTTCTGGTCAAGATATTTGTAGTAATACTCCGCAATCTTGGCCGCGCAATGGGACGCCTTGTTTCCCGGACTGTCGCCGTACTGCTGGTCTATCAGCCGCATGTCAAGTGACATCTTGTTCGAGTAGTTGGTGGCGATCAGCATCTGTGCCTTCTCCTCCGCTTCGGACAGAGGCTCCCTGTCTATGTAGGTCGCATCCCCGGTTTCAGCGAACTTTATCAGTTTTTGAATGAAAATCTCCTGCTGGGGAGTGGGCGGTATGTGATAGAGTTGCTCGTTGAGTTCCGGCCTGTCAACCCCTACGTCCTCGGCCGTTTTGTAATCGGTTATCTCCGCATAAAAATTGGCGAGTTCCGGCACCTTGATAAAATAGCGGAAACGCTCTTTCTGCACCACCTGGTTGGTCACTGAAAATTCAAAGTCCGTGCTTTTCTTCGCATAGACGGCCGCCCAACCGTCAAAACAGGTAATCCCCTGCCGCTCCATTTCCTTCGGACGGAGATACTTGAAAAGGAGATAGAGTTCTGTCAGGCTGTTGGAGATGGTCGTACCGGACAAGAAAGTGGCCCCCAAATCCCTGCCCGTACGCTCCTGTATGGTACGGATGGCGAAAAGCATGTTCATGGCCTTCATGCTTCCTTCGGGATTGCCCAGGCCGGAAACCCTCGCATGGCGTGTGTTGAACATCAGGTTCTTGAAATTGTGCGATTCGTCAACGAAGAGGTGGTCGATGCCCATCTGTCTGAAATCTGTAACATCATCCGTCCGGTCCTTTATATCCTGTTCCAGCTTTTCAAGTTTGGCCTCAAGGTTTTCCTTTCTTCTTTCCAGCCCCTTCTTTATCCAGCCGGTCACTTCATTGCCCTGCTGCTCGAATACGGCGAGATTCTCTTCGATGCTGTCTATTTCCTGCGTATATATTTCCTGCTGTATTTCGGGGGACTGGGGTATTTTCCCGAACTGGTCGTGTGTCAGGATGATGCAGTCCCAGTTGTTGTTCTTGATGTCATGGAATATTCCGACACGCTTCTCCGGCGTAAAGTCCTCCTTGCCCGGATACAGCACTCTGGCATTCGGATAGGCCCTCTTGAACGTGTCGGCTATGTCATGCACATTGCTTTTGAGTCCGATAATCATCGGCTTGTTCGCCAGTCCGATACGTTTCATCTCAAAGGCGGCCACGCACATGATAAGGGTTTTGCCCGTACCTACCTGATGGTCGATTATCCCGCCTCCGTTCATCTTCAGCATCCATACGGCATTTTTCTGGCTGTCGTACAGGGACGGTATGCCCAGCCCTTTCAGGTCAAGGAACGGGAAGCTTTGCAGGGAACCGTCGTAATCGGGACGTACATAGCAGTTGAACTTGCGGTTGTACATGTCCGCAAGGTTCTGCTTGAATTCGGGCAGCTGTTCATTCAGCCAGCCGGTGAAGGCGGAACGTATCTCGTTGATTTTGGTGTCGGCAAGCTGGATGGCCTCCGCATCCCGTACCTTAATGTCATTGCCCTCCTTGTCCTGTACGGTCTTGGTTATGTCGGGTACGGTGTTGTGCAGCGCATGTTTCAGCAGGTCGTTTCCGTAATAGCCTCTCTTTTCCCCTTTCACATAATATCTGTCGGTGATGTTCGCGTTGGTGCTCTCGAAGCTTACGCTGAATTCGTCGATGGATTCCGTATAGTGGATATGGGCCTTTGTCTCGAAGAGGTATCCGGCGAATTCCTCATATACGGACATGGGTATCCACCGTTCCCCCAGGTTGAAGTCAAGCTGTTCAAAACTTATGGGCTCCGGTATGGCTTTCCGAAGGGCCTCCAATGATTTTCTGCTCGCTCCGTCATCGGGATAGTCTCTCAGGTGGTTCTCTATCCATTCTGCTTTGGCGATCACATTGCCCGCTATGAAACGGTCCTTGATTTCATGGCTCTTCATCATGGGATTGTAGAAGATGCGCTCTTCCAGCTGTTCGAGCAGTTCCTGCCTGCCGATGTCGCAGAGATTCTCCATATATTCCAGATTGACCTCGCCGAACTTGTTCAGGGATGCCGCAAGGGCTTCCTGCGGTGTATCCACATGTGTCACTTCATTGGCGTTGAACGATACGGGCACGGTGAATATGTCCGCCTTCTGTATCTTCCCGTTGACGGAACGCTCCAATGAGAGCATTTCCCGTCCTCCTGCATCCAACAGCAGGAACTTGGCGTTGTCCTTTCCGTTCAGCTCCCTGAACATGCGGTGGAAACGGTCATACTGCCGGTTCAGTTCCTCCCTTAGTTCCGGCTGTTCGGTTTCCGTTTCGGCTTCCACATTGTAGAGATTGTGGTAGGCTTCACGGAGCGGGATATAGTAGGCGGCCCGGTATTGTTGTGTGACAGTCAGCCTGAGCGGATGGAACTGTACTTCGGGAGTACCCAATCCCTGCAAATATCCGTATTGCTCACCGGCTTTCACGAGAGAGCCGTTCTTGTATTCGGGGCGTATTTCTCCGGTAAACGGACGTGGTTCCGTTTCTTTTTTCCGTTCTTCCTCGAACCGTAGTCTGCGTTCCTGCCATTTCGCTTCCGCTGCCGCCTGTTCCCCGGTCATTTCTTCTTGTGAGACGGCTTCATCATACATGTTCTCTTGCGAGAACAGATTGAACATTTCCGGTTCGTTTCCTTTTCTTTTGCGGGATGCCGACGCTGTCCGGCCCGGTGATGGCCGGCTTTCCATCATCTGCACCTCCGCTTCCTCCTCGTCCGCATAGGCGGCAAACAGATTAAGCATGGGTTCATAAGGCTTGGTTGACAAGAGACTTTCTTCCTGCATCTCCTGCCGGTGCTCCACTGCTGTTGTTTCCGGTGGAACTTCCGGTCCGGTTTTCAGGGCAGTGGAAACGGTGGAACGGGACAGGTTTTCTTCATAAAGTTTCCGGTCAAGATGGTTTCCCACATCTTGCACCAATAATAGCCTGAGATGTTCGGAAATGGCTCCGATACCCCCTTCATGGATAAAATTCATGGCCGGTTGTCCGTACATGTTTTTACCCATGGATACGGAAGTATGGATGATATGGTCCAAATCGGCATAGCTGTTGTTGATATTGATACTGCCCGATATAAGACGGGTTTCAATAAAGTTCCGTTCCTTTTCGGTCAGTTCCGATTTTCGGGTATTCTTCTGCAATACGATCAGGTCGCTGCCCACTTCCGTACCCGCATCGGTAAACAGATTGTCCGGCAGACGGATGGTAGAAACGAGATTGGCATGGTTTACCAGCCAATCCCTGACGGGACGGTTCTGTGGCGAGTCCATGACGCCCGAAGTCGTGATATAGGCCAGTATCCCGCCTTCGCGCAGGCCGTCAGCGCTTCCCCGTTGTACTTGGTCACGGCCTGTGTCACCCCGTTTGTCTCGAACAGGACCGGCAGCGTCCCGGTTGTCCCTGTGGGGACGGCCTGCGCCAGGTCAATGTAGATGGTCCCCCTGTACCATGCGTTCACAAAGGCATGGTTGGGAAAGGAGAACACCACATTGTCGGTATTGACCGTTACTCCCGAGGTTGATATGGCCGCAGAACCCCTGCGGTTTACAAATTGGAAAGGATATACTGCCATAATAGCCTCCTTCCTCAATTAACCCCAAAAGCCATTACCGGCGGCGTAAGGATTGAAGCCGTATCCAAGACCATATTGGGCCGCCACACAGGTGGGGATTCCCACAACCGGGCTGTACGGCACCTTGGCCACTTCGGGCTGGTTGCACTCAATCTTCGCCAGACGGGCGCTCAGATCACCCAGCGCGGCGTTGACAGGCGCGATGGTCTGTGCGGACACCTGTGCGAAATACGCGTTCTGGTGCTCCTGTGAGAGCTGGTTGACGAGCGTGCTGTTCTTTTCGCGCAACGAGTCGATCTTGTCAAGCAGCGCCTGGTTCTGCATGGCGTCCAGCTTGCTGATGATGGCGTTGGTGTTGGCCGTACCGGCGTCACGCAATGCGAGCGTGTTCTGGTTGGCCGTGTTCACCAGTGCGTTTGTCTGGTTGCATACGGACAGCTGGTTCTCGTAGCCCATTTTGGTGATGTTCTCGTTTGTCTGGCAGCAGCACTGGCAGATCTGCGACTGGATGGCGTTGTTGCCCTGCATGATCGCGGTGACGATCTGGTTGGTGTTCATGCCCATCTGGTTGCCGATGTTGCATATCTGCATGCCAAGACTGTTTATGGCGGCCTGTACGGCATCGGAAGAGGTGTTCAACGCGGTGGCCAGGCTTTGGATGTCGTATCCGTTGCGTTGTACGGCCTGCATGATCACGGCGGTGTTCGCGTCGTTCTGCACGAAGGGGACCACGCCGCCCTGTCCGTTGCCCATCATTCCGCCACGGGCGCCGCCGAAACCTCCCATGCCTCCCCATCCCATCAGGATGAACAGAAGCAGGATGGCGAACAGGTCGTCACCCCAGCCGTTGCCGTTACGGTTGTTGCCGTTTCCCATCAGCGCCAGGATGTTCGGATCCACACCGCGCTGTTGCATAAGCGCCGGAAGCATGGCCAGTATGCCGTTGGTGCCGCCTCCGGAGTTCCCGTTCTCGGGGAACACAAAAGTTCTTGATTCACTCATAGTTGTATTTGTATTTTGTAGTTCCGGTCACTAATCCGACCGTGGTGCAAACATACTCAACTACACGCGCTCCGTCGAGCGTCCTGTTCTGATGTGTTTCCTTATTTGTTCCAGATATATTCCGATCATCGGCGAGGTGATGTTCCGCGCCAGCAGGCGCCGTATCCCCCGCGCCGTGCGGTTGGTCATCCCCGCTATCTGGTCGGGATACAGGCCGGCTTCCGAGAGCAGCCTGACAAGCACATATCTGGCGTCCGTGGACTCCATGTCCCTGAAGTCGCCCAGTATACGTTCCCTCGGCACTTCCGTTTCACGCTCGGTCAGGACGAGCAGGTTGAAGAAAATTTCGCTCTTGCACATAAACTTCCAATTTTTATTATTACTTTTGTGCACCACATTAAAACGGCACACGTTTGTTGCGTCAAGGACTTTAGCCCTCAGCGTGCAGCAAGCGTGTGCCGTTTATGTTTTAATGTGGTAGTTAAACTAACGGAAGCGTTGAGGGCTTTTTTATTATTAACCCTCCCTTTGTTGCATATTTATTTCATAATCACTACTTTTGTGATGGGTACATGTATTATCATCAAAACAAGTTTTCAGGGTATGTCAAGAGGTCGCAGTTCGGAACTGATCACGAAACGTAACGAGGCGCTGCTGCGCCGCTATTATTATTGGACGGAAATCCAGCGTCTTCGTTTTGACGACGCATTGAAGATCCTTTCCGAGAAGGAGTTCTTTATCAGCGTGGACCGCATCATGGCCATCATCCGTTCAAACTGCAACAGGCTGAAGGATATTGATGTCAAGCCGGTCCCCAAAATAAAGAAGCCCCGTCTTACCGCCGCCCAGCTCTCCCTTTTTACCGACTGACCGCATTATCCCACACGGTGCATTCATAGTGTGTCTCATAGACCTTTATCCCCCTGGGCATCGTGTGGAACCTGCTTCTTTTCCTCACAAGCGGTGTCTGGCAGCATTCAGGCTTGTACATCTGCAGAAGCGCGTCCACCTCTTTTGCCCGTTCCATTCTTCCGGCGGCCTTGTCCGCCGTGCCGCTGGTGTAATGCGTGTCATCATAGCAGTCAACAGCCAGCCTGACAATGACCGATACCGTTCCTTTCTGTATGTATCCGCCCGCCCCTCCCAGTGTCTGCCATTCCACCTCGGGCGTGTCAACCAGCACCATGGGGAATACCATCGGATAGGTTTCGGAGTCCCCGTCGTCACGGTAGAGCATGTCCAGCTGCCCGTAATCCTCGTCCACCTGTTTGTTCAGCCATGCTATGTTGTCGGCTATTCTTTTCTGAATGTCATTGAATAAAGTTTCCATGTTATTTTAACAATATATTGGTTATTTCCTTTTCCGTTTCCTTCCTCGTCATTTCACGCAGCTCCCGGCTTGGTCCGATGAACTGTCGCCGGGGCATGTCCGCCTTAATGTCAAGCCTCTGTTTCCTTGTCAGGGCCATCGCCTTCCATTTCAGGGCTTCGGGCGGTGCCGCCGCTGCCTTCTGCCTGCGGGCCTTTTTCCCCATCCTTTTGGTGATGCCCGCTTCCTTGAAATACATCCTCCATGCCATCTTCCGCATCTTGGCGGTCACTCTCGGATGTGTGGTCATGCGTCCCCCGTAGTTGTGGATTCCCGCATATTCCACGGCATTCCGTATCGTCACCTTGTAAGGCTCCGCCACATACTCCGAACTTCGGGACAGGCGGTTGCGTCGGCTTAGCAGGGGACCGTATTCTCCCGCCGCCCCCTTGGCAAAGTCCTGTCTTCTTGTTCTCTTCCAGGGATGCAGCCCTCCGTCATAAAAACCTCCCTCGCGGAAATTCCTGTTTACAAGGTTCACCGCTTTTGCCCCGATCCTGCGGGGCAGCGTCCTGCTGAAGGCCTTCCGGATTTCCTTCTCCTTCCTGCGGAGTTCCCTGACGGCGTCATTCACATTCATTTTTTTCTCCTTTCCATAAAGTCCCTTACGGTTTTTTCAGCCGAAGGATACGCATGGGCTATATAGGGATGCGTGTCGCTGAACAGCTTTCCGTCCTCCTCCGGATTGTTGTCCAGCCCTGGTGAGGGCCGATAGTCCGATAACGGCACATCATACCCGGGCGTCGGCTTGTCGTCCGTCTGCTCCAGCGAGCATTTGCAGTTCCACCGGTCTCCGGGGCGGTGGCTTTTCCAAAACCCATGTCCTTTGGGCAAAGTCAGGTCAATCCCCCAGAACTGGGCATGTACGGGATCGGGTTCCGCGCTGGTGGTGGGAAGCCACCGCAGGTTCGGAAGGATGTCCGCATCCCTGTCGAACAGCTTCCAGTCAGCCGCCTGGCGGGCACGCAGTACCGCCGTATCGTACTCGGTTTCGAGCCACGCCGTATTGTACGTGCCGATAATCGCCTGCACGTCTTCCTGAAACCGGGAAAAAGGTTTCAGTTTTCCCTTTTCGTCCAGCAGTTGCGAGGCAATGTCGTTCTGCATCCGGTGGGTGCGGAAAGCGGAGAACACATCGAGGTTGTCGCGTATCTGCTCCAGGAACACTTCCTCCAGCCTGTCATTGTCGCTTTGACCGAATCCTTCCTCCGCCGCACGGCCGAAAGTTCTGACCGTAGCCAGGAACAGATCCTCGTCTATTTCCGTTTTTACATCAAACGTCCGGTAGAATATATCCCTCAGCACTTTCGCCATCAGCTCCCTTGTGAACTCAAACGAAACGGCCGCCCCCTGCATGCGGGAATCCGCATGGCCGTGACAAAGGCGGCAGCGCTCCCCGTAGAGGTCGTTCATTACCATTTTAAAGCCCCTTTCCGCGGGGCGGCGACGAAAAAAGACCTGATACGGTTTACAATACCGTCCTCCTTTTTTCTGTCTTTCTTTCCGGCCGGTACGGGTGACGTGCCGCCTGGAACATCATCCTTGTCCCTGTCAGATGTGCCTGCCTCTTGTTTCAGCCGGCCGTAGTTCTCCGGTTTAGGGATTCCCGTAGCCTCATACACGTATTCATCCGATACGGGAGTTCCCATCTGGCGCATCCGGGATATGATGTTTATCTCCTGCTCGGCGGTGGTTTCCTTGGGCTTGACATAATAGAACTCTCCGCCCCGTGTGTCGTACCCGAAAGCGGTGAAGATATCGGTCATGTCATAGTTCAGGGTGTTCAGCACCAGGATCCGGTCCGCCTCGTTCAGCTTTTTCTCTCCCTTCTCCTGTACGGTCCCCAGCGCCTGCGTGCCACGTTCCGAGGCCTGCGTGGTGAGCGTGTTTCCCAGCACGATCTTGCTGATCTCGTCATTGCATGTGTCGTACAGGGTCCTGTACAGGTCGGAGCTGCCGCTTTTGTTGCCGCTTTCTATCAGTTTCATCTGCGCCTCCTCCGGATGGAGGAACACCGCCGCACCTCCCTGCTCGGCCATATCCTTCACGGCCTGGTCACGGGCCTGCTCGTCACCGGCGCTGTAGGTGTACTCGCGTATGGGCATTCCGAATATCTCGCAGAACTGTGCCCAGTCGGCCATGTCGTTGCGCTTGTATATGACATACGGGGCTATCCTTGCCAGTCTTCCCAGGGAGCGTTTCTCCCCGACAAAGAGCATCGTGTGGTAATTCTCCAGCGGTTCCCCCGTGGTGTCTTCCTGCCGGTGTTTTATCAGCCCCCTCACCGGGTCATAGTTCTTTCTCGGGACGAGCCTGTAGTCCATCCATCCGCTCCCGTCCTTATAGAACTGGAACAGGGAGAACCCCCAGAAGTCCGAGTCTATCAGGTCTCCGATGAACCGGTAGAACCAGGGGGAGCGCAACAGGGTGTTGATCCCCTCGTCCGGAACGCCGTTCCTTCTGAACTCGATCTGTGAGCATTGCACGGCCGATTTCCTCTTCTCTATGACGCTTCCCGTATGCCCGTCCATAAGGATGTCCTCATAGAGGTCATACAGCCTCGTCCGCTGTGTGAAGTCCACATTGTTCGCCCCCCTGACGGCCTGCATATAGTCCGCCATATCCTTCATGAACAGCCTGGGTGCGGTGATGATGACTGTTCCCGGGGTGTTCCTGCCCGGAAGCGGCATGTTGCCGCTTATGGATATCTCTTTCTTCCTTGCCATTTTAATAGTGTGTTACACGTTTGGGATTGCTTCTTATCTGGGTGGGCAGGTTGTTCCTTGCCGTCTCCTCGTCCAGCAGGGGAGCGTCGGCTATGCTGATCTCCACCTTGCTGACCGCCTTGAGCCACTCCATCGCACGGTCATAACGTTCCTTGCGTATGGGGGAGAACTTCTGGGGGTTGTGGATGCTGCATACATGATAGAGCGTGATGTCCTTGGCGAACATGAGTATGAGCGCATTCCTTTCCTTACCCTTTGCGGAGAATATCCTGTCACAGTCATAACGTGCGGACAGGTAGGAGCGCATCTGCGCCACCGCCTGGTCCTCGCATATCTCCACTATGGACTCGTCCTCCCTGATGATGCTGTCCAGGATCTCCCTGTGGATGCTCGCATCGTAGTCATCCGGATTGATGAATTCAGACATGTCGTTTACCTCCTGTACTTGTTTAAACGGCGGATTGCCGCCCTTTCTATTATGACCGGCTTCTCCATGTTCCCCGTCTTCCTGTCTATGGCCCTGTTTCCCCCCTCCACGCAGTCCGGGCCGTCCGCGGGGTACGGAAGCGTGAGCTCGAACATCCGGAACTGGTCAACCAGCTCCTTCATGTCCGAGGAGTCTTTCTCCTGTTCGTTGAATATGAGGTTGCCGTCACGGTCCATGGGTTCAAGGTTGGCCTCGATACGGGTTGCCTTGTCGGTCTTGCGTTCCTCGTCGGGGATGATGTTCAGCGGGATGCCGTGTTTCTTGCGCAGCCTGTTCAGGTGCTTCTTTAAAACTTGTTTGAAGAAGGGGTCCTGCAGCTTGTTGTTTTCCACATAGGCGTAAACGGAAGCCTTGCCTCCCACATGTTTGTACTGTTCGAAGAACGCCTCGATAAAGTCCTCGTTCTTACCCCGGAACACCCTTGCCTTGATCACATACAGCTTTCCCTTGAGCTTGCCCAGCAGGCAGACGGACTTGAAACTGGCCTGTTTCCTCCTGCTCTCCCCCGGAGCCGGGTCCCCGTAAATGACAAGGAACCTGAATTTGTTCAAAGGAGGGACCTTCCCGAATACAAGGTTCTTGAATATGCTCCCTTCGCTGACCGGATTGTTGAAAAATTCCTTCTGTGCCGACGAGGTGCTGATAAGCGAGAGGAACAGGTCTATATCCTCTTCGGAATTCTTTTCCGGCCATGAGGAGATACCGTCCTTATCGCGGATATTGATAATGTCCACGTATCCTATTCCTTTCTGTCTGAGTTCCGCAGCCTTTTCGATGGCACGCGTGATGCAGCAGTCCGCCGCAATGATGTTTCCGTTAAACAGCACCCTGTAACGTCCTGAGACGGACATGGTGGGAATCAACGCCTCTTCAAGCCATTTCCACTTGGCCTTGATACGTTCCGGGTTCCGGCATTCCTCGTCGGTGTCTATATCATCGATAAGGATGAAGTCCGGACGAAAGTTCTTGTTACGGGTACCGCGTGGCGACTGTCCGGCACCGATAGCCCGGAAGGAACAACCGCACTGGCATGTAAACTCCCCTGTTTCCCAGGAACCCGGCTTTTTCTGTGTGCCGTAATCCTGGATGATGCGCTGGTTTTCCTCCATATTGGCCATGAAGGGCAGCAGCAGGCGCCCGGCGTTGTCCTGCGAGTTCGAGATAAGCAGCACGTTGCGTACCTGCCGGGTAAGCGCCAGCTTGACGATCTCCATCATGGCGCGTGCCGACTTGGCCAGCTCGCGCGACCATGCCCTGACCTCATACCAGCGGTCATGTTCCATAAGACGCCGTGTCGCTTTTTTATGGAAACCTGCCGGGCAGCAGGTGTAATACTGTGCGAAATAGTATCGGAACCACGCTTCATTATCCGCTTCCAGCCGTCTCTTGCGTTCCTCTATTTCAGCGGCGGAGTCGGACGGGTTAATGTCCGAACTTTCCCGGACGGATGCCACCAGGTCGTTCCATTCCGCCAGTTCGGCCCTGTCCCGGGGGGTAAGTCTGAGTTTTGCCATAGCCTTACAGTTTGGATTTTACATAAGCGTCCAGCAGCGGGACTATCTCCTTGCTGCGTGCCATATCATAAGTACGCAGCCATTTGACAAAGCTCTTGAAAACCGAAAGGATGTCAGCCAGCCCCACATCCGTTTCCATCTTTTTGATGGACCCGGTTATTTTGGCTATGGTGTCCGATTCGGCCGTGTTGGCGAATCTTTCCCCCTCCGGTCTCCCGTTGATGGCATTGTTCAGTTCGGCAAGCTGGAGATACAGGTTCTTGAGCTGTTCTTCCCGTGTCATGGTGATGGATACCTTGTACCGTTCCCAATTGCCTTCACCGGCCCACCGGGAAACAGTCTGACGTTTTACCCCCACACGCTCGGCAATCTCCGCGTGTGTCAGTTCTTCATTAAGGTAAATAGTCCTTGCAAAATCTTTTTTTTGTCTGCTGGTCAGTTCCGCCATTTTTTCATCTTTTTTATTTACGGCAAAATTCGTATTTAAATATATGATTTGCAATATATTGAATTTATGATACTGTCTTATGGCGCCATCATGAGGTTGTAAAGTTGCATCATGTCCCAATGGTGTTGACTGCAGTAAAAAAACTCTCCATATTTGCACCATAATTTTAAGACGACCGATGAAAAAGCGATACTTTAACATGATACCCTCCCCTGATACCGCCTGCATCCTCCTGTACGGGGAGATCGGCGGTTTTGACGGGATCAACGACAAGGACATTGTTTCCGAGCTGTATGAATACGCTTCCATGTACAGGAGCATAGACGTGCGTGTGAATTCCCCGGGAGGGAGCGTGTATGCAGGCATGGCCATATTCAACGCCCTCAGGGCCAGCGATGCGGATATAACCATCTATATCGACGGCATTGCCGCAAGCATGGCCAGTGTCATCGCCCTGTGCGGGAAACCGGTATATATGAGCCAGTACGCCCGTCTGATGCTCCATAACCCTTATGGGGGGTGTTACGGCAACAAGGAGGAGATGAAAGCCGTCGCCGAGCAGCTGGAGGTGCTGGAGGATACGCTTGCGGACATGTACGCTTCCAAGACCGGGAAAACCCGTGAGGAGATAAAGGATGCCTATTTCGATGGGAAGGACCATTGGATTACCGCCAAGGAGGCCAGGGAGATGGGATTCATTGACGGTATCTATGATATCGACGAGAAAGTGGATGCCGGGACGCCGCAGGAAGTTTATGCCGCATTCCAGGCCCGGCTGGGCAATCAAACATTAAATACAGGTAATATGATGTATGAAGAATTGAAGAAGAGACCATCCTTCGCCTCGTGTGCGACGGATGAGGACGTAGTGCGCACGCTCTCCTCCCTTGAAAGCAAGGCGGGACAGTATGACGCGCTGGTAAAGGAACGTGACACGCTCAAGGCGAGTCTGGACGGATATGTCGAGAAGGAGCGCGAGGCCAGAAAGGCCGAGATCAAGAATCTTCTCGAGGACGCCATGCAGGACGGGCGTATCGCCCCATCCGACCGTGACGCGTATCAGGCGGTGCTGGAGAAGGATTATGAGAACGGGAGAAGGATTGTCGACGGGCTTGCGAAGAAAAAAAGCGTGGATGATGTTCCGGACCCCCCGCTACAGGACAAATCCGGATGGAATGACAACTGGAAAGAAATCCGGAAAAAGAACGGTTTTAACTAAAAAATGAAAAGATTATGGCTGTAACTATCAAGAATACGAATTATGACGGTGAGGTACTCGACAGGATACTCACCAAGGCGGCCACAGGCAACGAGCTGGTACAGAAGGGGCTGATCAACCTCGTGCCCAATGTGACGAAGAAATACTCCATTCCCCGGCTGAAAACGAACAAGATGCTGCGCAAACGCGTGGAACAGCCTGAGGACAAGGACTCCAAAGGGGATTTCATTTATTCGGAGAAGGTGCTTGAGCCGAAAGACTTCATGGCCTTTACCACGTTCAACCCCCGCTCTTTCGAGCAGATATGGCGTCCGTTCCAGCCCAAAGGGGAACTGGTATTCCGGGAGCTTCCCCCCAATGTACAGAACGTCCTTCTGAAAGCCCTGTCCGACCAGGTGGATTTTGAACTCGGATACCACTTCGTCAACGGTATCTATGTCGATGATGAGGGGGATGACGAGCACCTGTTCAACGGCATTCTGATGCGTGTCTATGAAGATCCTGAGGTAATCCGTGTGAACTCCCCGAAAGACGACACCATGATTGAACGTCTGATGCGCGTGCGCAAGGCAACTCCCCAGGTTCTCCGCACCAATCCCAATTTTGTGTATATCATGTCCGTTGACGATGCCGACCGGTATGACGACGAACTTATCCTGCGCGAGGGAAAGGGCGTGAACTGGACTGATACCAGCGCCATGCGCTTCAAGGGGACTACGATCAAGACCGTATCCTCATGGCCGGACGGTCTGATCATCGGAACAGTGGCTACACCGACCGAGCAGTCCAACTTCTGGGGAGCGGTCAACCTGCAGAACGACTTCAACGTGATCCAGATCGACAAGCTGACCAATGCCGGAGAACGTTACTTCTTCAAGATGCTCATGACCGCGGACACGAACACGGCGTTCGGTGAGGAGGTGGTCATGCTGGACGCACGTGAGGGGAATGTCATCACAACATCCAACACCACGATCACAATGAAATCGCAGGATGACGCCATCGAGCTGACTCCCGCGTCAGACCAGACCTATACCATTGAGGCGGCCGCGGTACATGCGGGAGCGCGCCTGTCCGTGTCCAACAAATCAGCTGAGCATAAAGCAACCGTGCAGGGTACGGAAGTCGCGCCAGGCAAGACCGTGTCTCTCTATTATGACGGAAAGTCATGGTTTGAGGGGGATGTGAAGGAAATAACACTTTCAAGCGATCTTGCCGGACAGGAAAGCAAGGCTGCTGTCAGTGCGTCTGCGGAAAGTCTGGAGGAATGATTATGGCGACACCAAGAGGACTACGAAACAATAACCCGGGAAACCTCCGCCTGTCAGGTGACAGGTGGAAGGGTCTCCGCCCGGTGCAGACGGACAAGGAGTTCTTCCAGTTCACCGACATGAGATACGGCTACCGTGCCATGCTCATCACCTTGAGGAACTACCGGAAGAAACACGGTTTGAGGACCCTCTCCCTTATGATCGGGCGTTACGCCCCGTCCACGGAGAACGACACCCGCGCCTACCTTTCAAGTGTATGCGGCGAGCTTCAGGTTCCCACTACCTACGAGCCTGACGTGGATGACAAGGGGACGATGTGCCGTCTGGCCGCCGCGATGAGCCGGGTGGAAAACGGCGTGCCCGCCGTCATGGCGGACATAGAGGCCGGCTGGGAGATGATCTGAAAAATGACATGCGTATGGACTGGGGCACTGTATTCGAACTTCTCCAGCAGTGGCTCGCCCCCACGGGGTGCATAGCCATGGCAATAGGCTGGTGGCGTGACCGCAGGCTCGTCAAGGTCCGTGCGGTCAAGGAGAACGAGGGCACATACAAGCAGTTGTATGACGACCTCTCCGAGACGACTTTACATTTAAGCGACCAAATACGAAAAGTCAATGAGAAAATTATCGTTCTGGAACAGGCGCTGCGTAAATGTTACCAGTGCAAGTATGCTGACCGCTGTCCTGCTGTTGTCTGGATGCGCAGCAAACAGGGAGAGCCGAACAGCCGTCCGCTCGGGCTCTCTTCAGAGGAGCGTAACCGGGGAAATAATCTTCGGCAAGGCCCCGACGACTCTGACGAGCCTGGCACTGAAACCCGGGCTCCTCCGGACGATAGGCGGCCTTCCGGCCGGCATGGGCGTGACGGAGCAGCATGAGGGGCTGGACCTGAGGGTGGAGTCGGACGGGGAAGGCGGCGTGAACGTCACGGCTGTCTCGCATGCCCGGCCGGAGATCACCGTAAGGGAGACCTCGGATATGAGGTTGGAGTCAGAGGAGGCTACGGCCGGGGAAAAACAGCCGGTTCCCTCTTTTTGGGACCGGACAAGGACGAAGGTGTTGTGCTGTTTTGTCCTCCTGCTTCTCTTCTGGGGACTCCGGCGGTTTAAAGACAAATCAAGGAACAATTAAAACATGAATCATTATGGCAGAAACGAATACCGGCGCCATCTATGGCGTGAAAGCTCTCAAATATAACGGAAAGGCTCTCGGACTGATATCCGAGGACGGGCTGCAGCCCGGAGGCGACTCGCCTTCCAAGACCCGCATCTGGGCGGCGCAGAAACGCAACGCGCCGTTCGCGGTGCTCAAATCCACACCGGGAACCAAGACATGGACGTTCACGCTCATCGAGCTGTCCGCGGACAACATGATACAGGTGATGGGCGGGACGAAGGAAAGCACCGGGGTCTATGTGCCTCCGACGGAGGACAAGGACGTGCAGGGCGTGTTCGACATCGAGACCGTGACGGGACACACGATCCGTATCTATAACGGGGTGCTCACATGCAATTTCGCCAACGGGATCAACTTCAGCAATGTGCTGGGCATCGAGTGCGAGCTGGAGATGCAGGATGCCGGGGAGAAGCCTCCCTACAAGATCTTCGCCCCGGGTGACAGTGTACCGGAATATCCCGAGTCATGACGGAAGGGAAGGACACACGAAGTCGGGCGGCGGACATGCTGCTTGACATCGGCATCCGCATTCCGGTGATGCCGCTCAGGCCCTTTAAAAAACGCCCCGGGAAATCCTTCCTTGTCATGCGCCGTCCGCCCGCCGGGGCGGTCATCCGCATAGCAAGGCGGTACCTGGAGCTCGGCGTCACCCCGGAGGATATCAGGGCGATGGACTATGAAGAAAGGATGCGGTTTGTGGCGGAGAAGGGAAAGGCGGTCAGCCGGATGGTCGCGCTGGCCGTATGCACCGGATGGCTCTCGGGGATGCTGTTCTCCGGCCCTGTGGCATGGTATCTCAGATGGAGGGTGCATCCGGCGATGCTCTCCGCCGCCCTCATCGAGCTGCTCAGGGGCATGGACATACAGCCTTTTTGCAATACTATTCCGTTGGCGTCCAAGACGGCGGGGCTGCTGGAGCCGATAGGAAGCCGGGAAAGGAAAACGGGTTAACGGGCCGGCAGGAAGGCCCCCATAGCGTTTTCGGAATCATCGCGCAGGCGATGGAACGGTTCGGCAGGTCGAAACGGCACATCCTGTGGAAGATCAGCTACGCCGAGCTGATGCTGATGAACACGGATGTCAGCCGGTATGTGACCAAGGAGGAGCTCCTGGAAAGGGAGCGCAAACGTAGGCCGGACAAATTCACCACTGAATATTTTCAAACAAAACTGGGAGGATAGGAATGGAACCTGTAAGACTGGAGATACTGCTTGACGACAAGACCCTGAAGGGGATGCGCTCGGTGGAGGGCAACCTTTCCGGGATAGGCCTGTACGCAAAACAGGTCATCGCACAGCTGGAGCAGGAACTGCTGGAACTGCAGAAACAGTACAGGAATGCCATGGCCGCAGGTACGAATACCGACGCCCAGATGGCGGACATCCAGGCACTGCAGGGAGTCATCAGGCAACTGAAAGCGGAACTGCAGGGGCTGGAAGAGCAGAAGAAAAAGACAGGATCCACCCCTCTCATGGGAGATGATCCTGCCCCGAAACTCAATAATGTGAGGATGAGCATGCAGCAGATCGCCCGGGAACTCCCCTCGCTGGCAATGGGTCCCCAGATGTTCTTCCTCGCCATTTCCAACAACATTCCCATGTTCACCGACGCCCTGTCGTCAGCCCGCCAGGAGTATGAGGCGCTGACCAAAGCCGGAAAGAAAGCCACCCCGGTGTGGAAGCAGGTGCTTTCCTCACTGTTCTCGTGGCAGACGGCGCTGGCCGCCCTGATTACCCTGTCCGTCGTATACGGGAAGGAGATCGGCGGATGGGTGAAGAGCCTGTTCGGCGTGAAGGATGCCGCCCTGTCCGTGGCGAAAGCCCAGGAAAAGGTGAATGAATCCTTCAGGAACAGCAGCAGTGATGTGGCGGAACAGGTCACTCTCGTCAGGTCCTTGTCCGAAAGATGGAAGGAACTGGGAGACAACATGTCCGATAAAAAACAGTTCATCACCGAAAACAAGAAGGAGTTCGGGAAACTCGGTGTTGAGGTGGGCAACGTGAATGACGCCGAGAACCTGCTGGTGGACAATACGGACGTGTTCATCGGGGCGATGATTCTCAGGACCGAAGCTGCCGCAGCGTTCAAACTGGCCACGGAGCAGACGGAGAAGGCCTTGAAAAAACAGAACGAGATAGAGGAAAGGCGGAAGAAGGGCCCTACTTTCTGGGACAGGTTCAGGGCCAATTTCTTCTCTTCCGCGTCCGGATCAGCTACTTATACCCGACAGGCGGACGCTCCCACGGCCGAACAGCTCAGAGAAAATGATATCTCCGCCCTGGAAGAGGAACAGAAGGCGGCGGAGGATACGGCCAAATCCTATATGGACCTGTTCCTTGCGCGGACAAAGGAATGGAAGGAGAGGCTTAAATCGGCAGGCATAAAGGAAGATGACGGCAGGGAAACCAAGGATACGGGCAAATCGGCCCGGGATTATCAGGACGAGCTTGCCGACGCCCGTATCAGGGCACAGCAGAAACTTGAGGCGGCACGCATATCGGTCATGCGGGAAGGTGTAAGGAAACGCCAGGCCCTTGCAAGGCAGGAGCTTGACGAGTCGCTCGCGCAGATCGACAAGGAGGAGCGTGACACCCTCAAGAAAATGGACGAGGCCGAAAAGAAACGGGGTGTGAGGTCCACGCCCGAGGAAAGGCAGGCCGTGAAAGACAACGCGTCCCAGCAGCGTCTTGTCGCCTACCAGCAATATGCGAAGGAATTCTATACCGCCGACAAGGAATGGCAGGAGAAGGACCTGCAGTCCTGGATTGACTATAACAAGGAATACGGCACATACCAGCAGAAACGTCTGGCCATCATGCGGGAATATACCCTTAAATCCTCGAAAGAGAGTCTGAACGGGAATGACAAAAGGATGCTGGCCCGACAACGTGACGAGGCGCTGTCCGAACTTGATTTCAACGAACTGAAGGACACCATCAACTGGGATGTCGTCTTCGGCAATCTGGACAAGGTGGCGAAAAAGGAGCTGCAGAAGGTGAAGCGGCAGATAGTCAGCTTCCGCAACAGCCCGGAATTCAAAAAAAGCGCCACTCCGGAACAGATGCAGGTCATCGAGGAAGCCATCGGGAAGATCGACAGCGAGGTCATCGAGAAAGGAGGTCTGTTCGGCAATCTGACCGAATCCATACGGGAATACTCCGAAGCGGTTGATGAACTGACAGCCGCGCAACGGGATTATGACGAGGCCGTGCGGCAATACGGGGCGGACAGCGCGGAAGCGGAGGCCGCTCGAAAGAAAAGGAACAAGGCGGAAGCCGGGGAGCGCAATGCCGGGAACAACCTGGAAGCCTCGAAGGATAAGGCGGTGAGAAACATCACCGCCGTGGCCGATGCGATGAACACGCTGGGCGAGGCGGACATGAGCCTGTCATCCTTCGGAAGCGCGGTCGGGTCTCTGGTGGACACGCTGTCCGCATCCGGAAGCAAGATCGGCGGCATCATCGCGGCCATACTGGCTATCCTTGACCAGATCGGGCAGAAAGGGCTGGAGGGTTTTGTCGGCAACATTCTCGAATCCGTCATGCACGCCGCAGGAGGATTGTGGGACAGCATCGGACGTCTGTTCGGTGTCAAGGGGCTTGGAGGCATCTTCAAGGGAGCCGACTATTCCGGCTATAACGAGATGGTGGACCAGTACAACCGTCTGAACGAGATATGGGATGAACTGATCGACAAGAAAAAGGAATATATAGAGACCAGCTACGGCGCCGAGGCGCAGAAGGTCGGAGAGGAAGCACTGGCCCTACAGCGGACCGCCATAGACTCTTACCGGATACTGGGCAAGGAACGTCTGAATTCGGGAGCCAGCACGGGATCGCACTCTATCGGGGTGCGGCAGCGCAAATGGATGTCCTCTCAGGACTGGGCGGCAGCCGGCGCGGCCCTGGGAGAAGACTTTTACAGGTACGGGATCGGGGAAGGACGTATGACCGGGCTGTTCGATCTCTCCGTGGAGCAGCTGGAGAAACTGAAGTCGGAAGCTCCCACATTCTGGGCCAAGCTGGATGATGATGTCAGAAATTACCTGGACAAGATCATTGAAGGTTCGGAAAAACTGGGTGACATACAGGCCCAGATAAAGGAACAGCTCACGCAGATGTCTTTTGACAGCATGCGTGACGCCTTCTATGACACACTGCTTGATATGGAAAGCGGGGCGGAGGATTTCTCGGAGGACTTTAGCGAGTACCTGCAGAAGGCTATCCTCAAGACAAGCCTGTCGAAAGTCTACGACAAGAGGCTTCAGGAATGGTATGACAAGTTTGCCAACTACAACAAGGAAGGAGGTATAGATACCGGGGAATACAAGGACCTCCAGCAGGAATGGAACGATATCGTAAAGGACGCCCTGGAGGAGCGTGACTCGCTGAAGGATATCTTCGGATGGACATCATCGTCCTCCTCTTCCCAGTCCGGCCGGGCCGGAACCGTCACCTCCATGACCGAGGAGACGGCCGGAAGGCTGGAGGGGATCGGCAACGCGACCCTTGACCATGTCATCAGCATTGACAACAACCTTACGAGGCATCTCGAAGGGATGGCGACATCCCTGGGCAAAATTGCGGGGAATTCGGAGTACCTCAGACACCTCGAAACGATAAACGAGAACATCGCGGAACTCCGGCGCGGTGTGAAACTGAAAACATAGGACTATGGAAGTGGAGGAAGGACTGCTGAAGATAAACGGGACGGACATGGCGTCCCTGGGATGTTTCCTGTACGAGGAGAACGCGGGGGACCATACCAATTACGACTCGCTGATGAAGCCGCCGAAGATGAAGGAGCATACCTCCGTCAGTTACCGGGAACTTGACGGCGAGGAGCTGCCCGAAACCCTGCTTCCCCGTTACGAGGCGAGGGACATCACGCTGAAGATGGCGGTGGTTGCGGATACACGGACCGGGTGGTTCAAGAACTACAACGCCGTGCTTGCCTTGCTGAAGTCGGGATGGCTGACGCTGGAGGTTCCGGAGATAGGCCGGGTGATGAAGGTCTACCTGAAGGAATATACCCGGTACAGCCAGTTCACGACAATCAGGAATACCGGCCAGCAGGTAGCCGGATTCACGGTCACGCTGCGCGAGCCGAAACCTTTTTCAAACAGTGATTAAAAACGATTTAAAAACATCATAAATGGAACTTGAAATCTACGACAGGCAGGGAGCCCTGAAAAGGAAGGTCAGTCCCGATTCATCGTCCCGGTGGACCGAGGAAGTGGGGGCGGAATTCGTGGTGACGGTGAACTTCACCACCTGGGAGTTCTTCGTCCTGTCGGTCGGCGACTATGTGGAGATATCAGGAAAGCGGTTCTCCATAAAGAAGGAGTACCGCCCGAAAAAGACCGACACACAGAAATACACCTACAATATCAGCTTCTACGGCCGCGAGCACGACATGCAGGACCTGTTGTTCTGCCGTCTGAACCAGGGGGAGGATGACCTGGAGTCCGTCTTTGCCTATGACGGCACGCCGATGGAAATGCTGGAAAAGCTGGTTGCGAACATGAACCGTAACACCGACGGTGTGACGTGGCGTGCAGGACAGGCCGTCACCGGCGACCGGAAGACCATCAACTTCAACGGCCTGTTCTGCTGGGATGCGGCAGGCGAGATAGCCGGTGCCTGGGAAACCGAGTGGTGGCTGGACGGGGAATACCTGAACATAGGGAAATGCGAACACGGCGAACGGGTCACGCTCGGCTATATGAAGGGATTGAAGACGGGGCTGACCCAGAATGAGAACTCCAATTCGATCAAATGGTTCACACGGCTGATCCCCGTAGGTTCAACCCAAAATATTGACCCGTCAAAATACGGCTACACCCATCTGCAACTGCCGTCACGGGACAAGTATATCGACCTGAACACTCAATTGGGACTGAAGGAGCATCGCGAGGAAGCGGCCTTTCAGGATATATTCCCGCACCGCCTGGGTACGGTATCCTCGGTAAGGTCCGAGGAGCAGACCAATACGGACGGGGAGGAATACACCGTCTATTATGTCAAGGACAAGGATCTCCCCTTCAATCCGGATGAATACATGATCGGTGAGGAGGTGATACACATCACCTTCGAAAGCGGCGACCTCTCCGGAAGGGAGTTCGAGTGCAACTGGCATAACGACACACAGGAGTTCGAGATCATCAACACCTACCCGGACGAGAACACCCAGATACCGGGAGGCAACATCATACCGGACGTCGGTGACACGTATATCCTGACGAACATCCGCATGCCGGATGCGTATTACCCGATAGCGGAAGAACAGTACAAGCAGGCGGTTGACAGCTTCCTGACAGAATACAGCAAGGACATATCCATCTATTCCGGCGACACGGATTACATCCATGTGGATAAAAACAGTGTGCCGTTATCGCTCGGGCAAAGGGTGAGACTGGAGGACGCGCAGTATTTCGAGGCCGGGTATCTTGACACTCGCATCACAAGGATAGAGAGGAAGCTGGGCAATCTTTCCGAGGCTTCCATTGACTGCTCGTCGGCGGTCAGCACCTCATGGAAGTCATCCGTGGACTCGACACTGAACAATCTGGAATACACGCTGGCGCAGGAGATGGCGCAGACGTTTATTCGACTTCTGAAAATGGGAGATACGGAATCCCCCAGTGACTATACCACCTTCTCCTCCCTGAGATCACGTAATGAATTTATCAGCAAGAGAAATCCTGATATCGCCAATGAGCTGATCACTTTTTTGAAAGGTCTTTTGGTGGGTAAGAACGGAAGCGGTTGGACTGTATTGGAAGATGGTACGACACAAGCTGTTGTTGACCGCTTGTATGTGAAGATTAAGGCTGTCTTTGACGAGCTTGAAGTAAAGAAGAAGACGCATGTTGGTGGTGAGCAGATCTTATCTCCGGCCGGAATGAAGTGTGTCCGTGTGGAGGAACTTGATGAGAGCTATCGCTGCTTTTTTTTGTCGGAAGTCGATGGTATTACAATCAATAACGAATTTACAGTCGGTACATTAGCATTATCTCAAGAATTTAACATTAAAGAAGGAACATCTCACAATGTATCCAACCGCTACTACTGGCGTGAGGTGACAGGTGTAGGATCTGACTATATTGACTTGAGCAAAACCAATGTTGATAAGGACAGTGATGTCCCGGCTGTCGGTGATGATATCATCGGGTTTGGGCACTTGACGGATATCACCCGTCAGGCAGCTATAATCTTATCATCAGTAAACGAAACTTCGCCTTCTATCACTTTTTATCAAGGTATCAATACATTTTCTTTGGCGGGTAAAGAAGTTATCGGGCTGGGCTTTGACAAGTCTACCGGACACGCCTATATCAATGTGTATGGTGATGCCTATATCGGTGCCAAGGATGAGAGCACTTATATCCGTTATACCCAGAAAGGTGGTGTGGATATCAAGGGTATGTTTCACATCGAACAAGGTTCCACCGGATGGAAGAATATGGAAGGCTTGCCGGATGAGATACAGGCGGCTGCCGATCTGGCCCAAAAGGCTCAGGATGCGATAGACAATGCGGCTATCGGAAGTGTCAATCTGTTGCGTAACTCCGGGTTTACCGGGGATTATGAAAGTGAGACATTGTCCTCTGATACTCAATTGTCTGCTGATACCGAATTATATAGCAAGCAATTAAAGTATTGGACGGGTGTGGCTACCGTATCCGCAGATAGTGCTGCCGGCTCCGAGTACTCTGCTGCAATCGGTAGTTTGTCCCAATCCGTGTCCTTGATTAAAAATGAAAATTATGTTATATCCTTTAAAGCTAAAGGTGTGTCTGTGGCTGTTTCGTGTGGTGATTTCAGCACAACTCAGCCTCTTACGTCCGGTTATCAAAGATACACTTTCAAGTTCGCATTTAACGGTACAGGTATTTTCATGCTCAGTGGTACCGCAACCATTTGTGATCTTCAATTAGAGCGTGGAACCATTGCCACAGACTGGAAACCGTCCATTTTGGATAACGACAAGGCAACAGCCGGTTTTCAGTCAATCAATTATATCGCCAGTGTGATCAAAGATGGTTCTGTGGATATTCTTGGTGGTCTGATTCTTGCCAATATGATTCAACTGGGCAACTACAAGGATGGTAAGATGCAAAAGGTCACAGCCGGAGTTAGCGGCATATACAATGATGATGATGATGTGGCATTTTGGGCAGGAGGAAAACTTGAACAGGCGATTCTTACCGTGATGAGGTTCCGTAATGATCCTAATTACCAGCCTACGGATGCGGAATGGGCGAACATGGCAAACTTCGTTGCCACTCATGGCGGTGATGTATTTTTGAGAGGATATATCTATGCTTTGGGCGGATATTTCCGGGGAAAAATTGAAATAGCCAATGGTAAGATACTGTTGAATGAGGATGGTTCCGGGCAGCTTGCCAATGGGAACATCAAATGGGATGCAGATGGAAATCCTGAATTTGTTGGAAAAGTAAAAGTCAAGTCTTCAAATGGCTATACAATAAGCATTGAGCCGGAAAATGAATATGGAATCCCCTCAATAGAGATGCGTGATAATACGAACGCCCCCCTGATAGATATATCATGCATATACGGACTGAAAGGGTTGATTCCCATGGTTTCTATGTTTGACCCGAATAGTAATGATGTTTTGTATTTCCGCCCGGACAGTATGGTTGTCGAGCAAAAAGGAAGTGACGGTTATATATATCAGACCCAGATAATGGGAGGACGCATAATTATGGTTAAAGGTTCTGAGATTGTATGGGATCAAAACCAATTGCCCAAATAAAATGAAGTGATATGGAACTTAATTCGATAAATAAAACAGGTACTTGGAGTGAGGCGGCAGATCGGCTTAACTACAATTTTAGTAAGACTTCTACCGAGATTGATAAGGTCAAGCAGAACAGTGTCCGCAACAAGGGATTGTTTTCTACGGAAGAAGCATTGCATGCTGCTGTCCCATCTCCAGTTGTGGGCGACTGGGCTGTCGTGGGGGATACCATACCCGGTCCTATATATGATTGCAAGATAAAGGGGAAATGGAGTCCTACAGGAACAACCGGAGGCGGTGGAAGTGTTGACCTTTCCGGCATCTTGACAGCCGAGGAGATAGATGATGTAACATCAATATTATAGGTATGAAAATTAATTATCAGTCCGATTTTAAGATCATAGAGAAGAACTTGAATGGGGATGTGAATACTCCCTTCCGGTTCACTTACCGTACAGTCCTGTCGGGATGTGTTGTTGCGGAGTTTGACGGGCACGGGTACAAGAACTGCCGTAGGCTTGATGATGGTAGTCTGCTGGTCATTTTTGACAGGCATGGACTCCGTCCCGGCACTCTGTCGGTCAAACGCGAATACTATCTTTCTGATGCTGATTTTGCCGATGGTATCTGCAATCTTGTATCGGTGGAGATTACAGGTGTTATCCTCGTTTCCGGCAAGACGGATGAGAGCACAGCGGAGATCATTCCCTATCCGGATTATGCCGCATACAATGCGGTGCAGAGCGTATCTCTGTCAGATCAGGAGTATGATGATGTGCTGAGTGATTTTAAGAGTTAATCAATAATTACATAAAATAACAACAGTCCAAGTTCCGGCGGAACTTAGGCTAAAAACAGGAGATATTATGGCAAAAATGCACAAGTTGACGAAGGGCGGACAAACCATATTCCCGGCTACCATCTATGATGCGGTGGTTAACCCGATCAGCCGCAAAAGTCTGGCTACGGAAATATCCGAAATAGACGCTAGAATATCAGGGAAAAAAGAATACTCTGTCGGAAAAAACATTATAAATCCATTGAATCTGACAGATGGATATTATCTAGGACAAAACGGAAGCTTAAAACAAAATGCGTCATATTGTGTTACAACTTACATTCGCGTAAAAAATAGTACACAATATCATATCAGTAATACAGGTGTTGGCGGAGCATATCACGTGATTTTTGATGATAAATTAAAAGCATTGACAGCAATTAAAGACGAGACTGTTACCACCCCTGAAAATGCAGCTTATATAAGGCTGTCAATATCTAAATCTCAGTTGGGTGCAGCGCAGATGGAGCTTGGAGATGTGGCAACATCCTATGAGCCATTTACCGACAACTACGATAACGAGCAGAAGTTTATGAAACTTGAAACACAAATGATGACTGATAAAACGGAGCTTAAAACACAAATGGCAAGCGACAGAACAGAACTTGAAATGCAAATTGCGGATAAGAAAAGTGTTTCGCTGGGTAAGAACTTGTTTAACAAATCAACCGTAAAAAATGGGTATTATATTGATGCTTCAGGTAATTTAAAAACGAATTCAACTCTCTCTTTATCTTACTATATAAAAGTTAACCCAAATACATCATATTATATCCAAAACACGAATACGGGTGGTGCATCGAATGTCTGGTTTGATAAAGAATTCAATGCCATTAAAGAAGCTGCAAAATCAGGCGTGACTACTTCACCGTCAAACGTTGCCTATATCAGATTAAGCATATCAACTGCTGTCATTGATGATGCAATGTTTTTTGAGGGCAGCACTACAACGTCTTATGAGCCATATACAGAAAATTATGATAATGAGCAAAGGTTTGCGGCACAAGAAAAGGAGATAAATAATACTAATACGGCATTGGATACATTACAGAGTCAAATGCCCAAAGTGGTGGTTGGAAAAAATTTATTTGATCCCGATAAGGCAGATAATGGATTTTTGCGTCAGAATGGCACTGTTGCTAATAGCACCACTTATGTAACATCCGATTATATAGCCGTAGAGGGGAAGAGGACGATAACAGCACATCCCCTTGCATTGGGACCAATTTACTTCAGCCAATACGATTCGAGTAAGGAATTCATAACTTCCATTCAAAATGCACAGACCTTAACCGTTACATTGGAAAGTAATACGGCCTATGTCAGAGCGACATTCTTAGCTTCAAATTACAAGACAGAGGGACAGATTGAGTACGGTTTAACCTCAACTGAATATGAGCCATTTCACTATGTGATCAGCGAGGAAAGTTTACCCGGAGGCATAGGCGGCGGAACGACACGGGACGAAGTTAAGCAGATTATCAATGAAGAAGTTTTCCCGGCAAAATTAGTATTGCCGTCCAGTTTGTATTTCAAAGCCAATCGGCAAAATAACCTCTATTATAAGCAGGCTATAAAGTGCTCATGCCATGATAGCTTTGATTTCTCGGTGTCAAACGCCACGTTAAAGGTTTTCGACAGGCAATTGTCAGGAACACCCGCAAATTCATCTGTTTTTAATAATAAGCTTACGCTTCGAAAATTTGGAAAATTGCTGCAAGAGCTGCAAGTCAAATTTAATATACTTGCCAATCCTTCATCCCATAAGACAGTTAAGATATTGGATAGTGGGGATAGTATATCTGATTTGGGTGGCTGGCAAGTTGAATTGAAGAACTTGCTCAAAGAAGATAATGTTACGGTTGAATATATCGGAACCATGATTAACCGCGTTAAAACTACCGGATCTAATTATACCGAAGATATTTGGGGGGAGGTACAGAGTGGCGGGAACATGTCCTTTATCACGGAACCCAAAGGGGCAGCAAAGATATTGACCGTTTCGGGAATAACAGAATTGCCCGTTACAGGCTATCCCGGTACATCTTACTTGGATAAGAATAATATATCTTGGGTGGTGAGAGGATTCAGACTGACAGTAGGGGATGATGGTAGATATAGCGGAAAACTCAAATTGGGTAAATTCAGTTCAGACCCTAATTATGGTGATGGTACGGAAGATGATACGTCAGGAACAGGGAATTTCCCGTCAAGCGGTACAATCACAAAAACACAATCCGCTAATGGTAACACTTTGGCCGGCGATGCTACGATTACATACACATCTGCGGATGATGCGAGGTATAATCCGTTCTGGAATCCGTCAACTGATGAGCTGGATTTCAAATACTACTTCGATTATTGGGGATTTGATATTCCTGACATCTTCATTCTCCAGTGGGGATACAACGAGGTAAAGTCTTATGAGGATGTAAATTCAGAAAGTGTACAGACAGCCAAGTTACGTGCAAAACGAATAATTGATAAATTTCACAGTCAGTATCCGAATACTAAAATCGTTTTTGGTTTAGAGATTTATGGTGCTGAACTTATGACTTTTTCGGGCGGTAGTAATAACAACAACAGCCCTAAGAAATATAGTGTATTGTCATTTGCTGAAGAGATCATATCACTGTTTGAAGGAAACGATGATACGGGCAATCCTTATAGAAACTATGTTACTCTTGTTCCTGTTTATGCACTGATGGATAACATATATGGATATGGTTCGCTTTCTGAAAAATCACTATGTGACTTATACAGCGCAACTACGACAGTCCTGCAAAATGGAAGAGACGGAATTCATCCGAGCTATGATAGTGGGGGATTACGCGAAATAGGAAGAGCGTATGAACCGGTTGTATTAGCTATTATAAATCTGTAGAGTAATTAGGACGATCTTTTACTTAAGGGCTGATCTTGGTGTGGTCAGCCCTTATGATTAAAACCATTCCGCATCTGGGTGTACTTCAACGGATAGATGGTTTATTAATCTGATGATTAGTTCTCGTATCATAAGTATATGTTTTATTCCGTAATGTCTGAAACCCCATACGGGTTATCCAATGCGGCAATCACACACTTTTGAGCGATATTAGCTCTTCTGTCAGTAACCGCTATGATTCTGTAATTCGTTTTGTCTTCCTTAGTTGTCCGGTATGTATTTCCTAAGAAGTTTAAGTGACTAAGTTTATAACCAATCATCTGCCATAAGGCGCCTCCTACCAGATATCTTCCGATCCCTTCTGTCATGTGCAGGCAGTCCCTGCTCAAATCTGTACCATAATGCCAGTTCATAAAATTATTATCTTTACCGGCCATAAATGGAAAATCTACCGCAGCCTGATTCAAGTCAGTCATTGATTTGGCTATCAAGGAAATAATGAAGGATACGGAAATAAAGTCTGAGCAAACGATATATAGGATATTGGACAGCAATGGTGTGCCCCGAAGACCGAAGGTTAATGGCGTGAAAAGAATACTTGTTATGATAGAAGAGGACGTGGCAGCTATATTGGATAAGGAGCAATCAGTATCATTATATGTCAATGAGGCTATAAGATACTATCACGGTAACCGGCATTAATTGTCGGTTATTTTTTTATTAAAACTATATTTAAATTGGATTTAAAATCACATTTTGAATTGTGTTAACAAGTGTGATTTTGGAACAAAATGTTTTGCAAAAGTGGAACATTTTGTTTTGCGGCTTATAGGAATACCGGGAACTCTCCGGAAAAAGTCCTTTTCTATTATCCCCAGGGAACGGTCAATCCGCTGGCAGGTATAACCGGCATTGACCATTTCGAGATGAAAGAGATAAGTGGAATAAATGTGGGGGACTCCAATATAGCCTTGGATCTGGAACTGATGGGTGGCAATTATAATTTTGTCTTACTGGTCAATTGTGAATCCGGACTGAAAAAGATCCGGGAGGAACATATGATTCCTGATCCGAAACTGCTGATGGAGAAAACCGAAATTTTCACATCTGACGATCTGAAAGGAGAAAACCGAAAGTATCTTCCCATGGTGGGCCAATGCAACTTCCGCGTTCCGGACAACATGGACGGCGATAATAGGATAACTCTTTCTCCCAGCATACTTTTGGAACGTACGCATGCCCGTGTTGAGTTTATCTTTACAACGGTTGATGACGGGGGAAACTATCTGTCTCCTTTGTTACCGCTTTCCAAAGTGACGAAACTCTCTCTGAATAATGAGGTCAGCGGTTATTCTGTCCTGCCTTCTGCCGGGGAATATACGGCAACTGGTGGGGGTAATCCGGATATCAGGGGAGTAGACTACGTGGGAGATCCCCTGTTATTGCCGGAAAGAGCCAGTTTCCATGAAGGTGCCAACGAGGGGGCCGGAGAATCCGCTTTTGTGACCAAATGCAAAGAAAGACTGCTTCCATATACGGGTATGACACCTAACTACATCTATGTAGCTCCGGGAGTCTACGGGGAAGGGAAAGAGGGGGCGATGGCCTTGGTCTTATCCGTCGATTATCGGATGGGAACCCCCGATAAGGTATATAGGATCGAGCTTTATAATCCGGATCTTGATCAAAGTGATAAAGATTATTACAATATTCGTCGTAATACTATTTACCGTGTCTTCGCCACACTGAAAGGACCCGGAAATATGGAATATGACATAGTTGTGGACGAATGGGAGGATACGGAGGTGGCTATCCCTTGGTAACTAAGGTATGGTCAGTCATGCCATCACGAAGAAAAACAGTTTAAAGAATAGATACATATGAGAATCAAACATTACACTTTGATAGTCGCTTTTCTGGCGATATCTATGGGAATCCCTCTTGTGCAAGGGTGCAGTGATCCCTTTGATGAGTATGGAAACGGTGGGACAGAAATGCCTGTCAGGGACGGCTGGACGTCTGTCAGCATGTCTGTCGAAGGACTTGGTCTTCGAAATCCCCTGACACGCTCCCTTACACCGGAGGGGGAGAATTCCACGGCAGCGGAGAGGATTAGGGTACTTGTGTTTGACAAAGACAACAAGTTTTCATATGAGGCCAAAGTGCTCTCCTATATTCCTTCCGGTGATCCGGCTGACAAGAAAGGTAAGGGTACCATGACCTTGTTGGTGAAAAATACTCCTTCAGGCGATACCAGTACATTCGTAATGCTGGCCAATGTCACCCGGTCTGCTAATACAGACGCAGACGGACTGGCTGGAAAGACACGGGAGGAAGTCATGCAACTTTTCACTTTCTCTATGCCGGACAAGGGGGTATGGAAAGATGGGGAGTTGCCGATGTGGGGTGTTTCGGACCCGGTCAGGGTGGAACACAGTGCCGGTGCCGTTCCCAAACTTGGAACTGTCTATCTGGTCCGTGCCGTAGCACGTGTGGACGTGGGGCTTAACTTGAGCAACACGTCGGAAGGGGCTTCTACATTCGACGAGAAAGCCGGGGGGATTGAAGGAATAACGCTGACTAAAGTATTTTTTTATAATACCAATACGACGGGACGGGTCTCTCCGTTCGAGAACGGGATTTACTGGGATGAGGCCAATAGAAAGGCGAAACAGCCTTCTATTCCTGATCCGGCTCCGGCTGTGACAGGAAAGATTGATAGAACATCTTCCATAGTGGATGAGAAAATCTTGTTACGTGAGGTATATGTTCCGGAGGCGGTCAATGTGCCGACGGCTGCCACGCAAGGAGGCAACGGAGAGACTCTTCCGGAGAATAATACGGAAAATTACTTGAAACGTCCTTATATCGTTGTCGGACTGACCGGTGCAGATAAAAGCCGTCCTGACAAGGAAACTTTCTTCCGGATAGACTACCTGAAACGTACTGGAGCCGAGGCTGATGCGACATACGAGTACCTTCCCTTGCTGCGTAACCACCGTTATCTGGTGAATATCAAGGCTGTAGGTGGTCCGGGATTCGATACGGAAGAGGATGCTAGGAAAGGACCGGCCGCCAACATCATGTACAATGTTGTAGTATGGAACGAGTCCACTATGTCTGATGTATTGTATGACGGGCAATATATGCTGGGGGTCAGTGCCGATCATTTCACTTTTTATAGGGAGGGAGGTAGCCTGACGGCAAAAGTGCAGACTTCCTGGCCGGAAGGATTTACGGTAGAGGGACTGCCTGCATGGATCAGTTATTCTATAATACCTTCGGATCCGGATAAGACCGCACCGACGGATGAGAAAACCGTGACCTTTACGGTCACAGAGCATGTGGATGCATCCCGAATGTGGCCGGAAAAGCCGGAAGATGCTCAGAATGCGTTGAAAGCCGCTTATGTGAAGGCGGGGCGTATGAAATGGTTCCTTGGTTTTGAGCAGTCTAAGGATATTAATGTCACTTTACAGATTTTTGCGGACGAGGCCTGCAGTCGGCCGCTGGAGTTTATTGAGGTCAATCAGTATGGCGAGAGCTATGGGCAGGCGGGCAAAGTGGTAACGAAAGACGGGCGGACGCTTACGGCGGAAGAGGCAGGTGCCAGGGTTACTTTCTATGTAAAGACAGAACCGCATGATTTGGAACCCGTATTCCATGCTGAATCCGCCAATCCGTTTAAGATAGAGAAAGCGGGTCAACTTGCCGGGGGAATATGGAAGTATACGGTGACAGCTCCCGACATTACAGGAAATACGGAGTATTTCGATAATTTCAATACCACTTATACTTTCACCGTCACACATGTGGAAACCGGTAGAAGTGCGTCGGGGAAACTCAGCCTCTTGCAGAAAGAATATAATGCTATCCCTTTTTTTGACAAATTCCTGCATCAGTCATTGCTGGTATCCAATAACAGTATTTATCTGATGGATGGCAAACAGAAGCAATATTATGTCAAAGCCAACAGCGAATACAAAATTGAGTTGGTTTCGGCTTTGTCTGACAACAATGCTGGTAATGTGATAGAGGACTTTACGCTTTTCTATGAGAAGGATCCTTCCCTTTCGGGAAAACCTGTGCCTTTCATAGCTGTTGACGATATGGCGTCTCCCCATCTTTACTCCGGTAAGGCGAAATTCAAGATTTATTCCCCTGATGGTCTTTTTCCGGAAAGAGAATTTGAGTTGGAGCTGGTTTCCGGAATTGTGCAGCCTGAAGCGAATACATATATGCTTAAAGCGGGAGCAAAGCAAGGGATCTTTATTCCTGTTTCCCGGGTAAATACTGCCTATGAGTATTACAAAAAGCTTCTGGACCATGACGCTGTTTTGAGTGGTAAGCAGGGACTTCCCGGTAGCAAAGAGGATTTTATGTTGAATAAGTTGGATGCAGATGATGATTGGAGAGTCAATATCGTGTGGACGGACATTAAAGAGGCTGGCGGACATAATGATATAGAAAAAGCGGGACTCAGTGAATTGTCCGAACAGGGAGGTTCCGGTCTAGGATCATATATTTATGTCAAGCCAGGGCAGACTCCGGGAAATGTGTTGATAGAAATTAAATCTGGAAAGATCAAGGGGAATCCGACACTCTGGTCCTGGCATATCTGGATTGTTGACAACTATCCGACAGTCTTGGATGTTGCGAGTCAGGGAGGTGATGGTCCGAAAACGGTTCATTTGATGTCGCATCTGTTGGGAGCGTACGAAAGGGTCCAATCACAGTATAGTGCAGATGCATATAGGGAATTTGGTATGCAATATCAATGGGGCAGAAAAGACCCGTTTCCGGCACATGATGTTCGTGTCAATAAAAACTTTTATGACGGCAGCGGCAAGCTATTTGATTTCCTTTGGGAACAGAGAGGAAATGATGTGGATTATGGAAAAACAGATGCTCAGCAGGCGAGAGGGGCTGCTCTTACGATGAAACAGAGTATCGAACATCCAAATGCCATCGTCTCTCATCAAAGTTTCTGGCTGTATGAATGTTTCCCACATGGGCTGGTTAACAATTTCAAGGACCGCTGGGTATTCCTGTATCCATGGAATAAACCTTCTGCGGGGAATCCGGAGGATGTAGGCGGGAAAACCGTATTTGACCCTTCTCCTTACGGATTCCGGATTATGTCACAAAAAGAGGCTGTAACTTTAAGGTTTGCATATTATTATGCAAGTTATTCCGGTCTTAACACACCGCTGCCTGGAAGTATTTATGATGGTTCTTTTTTACATAATGCTACGGGAGGTAATGAAGCCATTTTTGCCGTGGCACAAGCCAGAAGCGATACTCACGCAGGGCGTTATCTGCTTAATTCTACTGGAGGTCCTGCCGGTTGGGCGCCTACTTCTAATACAAGCGCTGTTTACAGGCGTTGCATGACCTATTCCGTACGTCCGGTCATTGACCCGGATGTGCAGGAAGACTACAAAAAGTATTTGCCGGAATAAGTCATACTCCGTGTGAGCTTTTGCTTGCACGGAGTAAAAAATCTTGTTGTATTTTTCTGCAGCGTATCATATTCAGGTGTCTTTTTATAGTCATATATTCACGAAATAAATATTGTGAGAACTTTGTTTCATATCACTTTTACACGAGCATTTGGTAACTCAGAGATATATCTTATGAATGCTGTTTTAGGAGTCGGTATATTATCGGATGGTAGTCAGTCATAAAAATGCATGGTCTTATAACCTCCAAAACTCTTTATGTTCCAATGACCTATCAAAGACCGATTGATTGACCAGTATATGTTTTGTGTATTTAATTTGTCTGTTTTAGTTGAGAAATTGTCTGTTTTCACAAAAACAGCTGTGTCTTGATTTTTGTTGTAATAAAAAATAAGAAACATGAAATTACTATATCTGAATGAACATTTATCCTGTCTGAATTACCAGATGAATTCGGATGTAGGATTTACTTGTCAGCAACTGGAGAAGGATGAGGTATACCGGATTGATAATAGCAAGTCGTCGTGTACTCTTTTTATAATTGAAGGTGATGTGATTTTTGATCTGGGTAAATATAAAGGTTTACGAATTTTACAGAACCAGATGGTGTTCATTCCACAAAACATAGGAACTCGGATGAAGTCTATAACCGGTTCGAAATGTATGCTTTTATTTTGGGACAGGAACATGAGTGTATGTGACAAATTGTTTTTGGGCTCGTTGTCTGTCAGGGGGGAGGACCGAACGGCTGATAATTTTATTCTTCCCGTCAGGAAGCCTCTTGCTGAAGTGCTGGATTCTGTCGGAATGTATTTGGAGGCAAGGTTACTTTGTAAACATATGCATTTGTTGAAGCAGCAGGAACTGCTTTTGGTGTTGAAGGGCTTTTATACAAAGAAAGAACTGACAGCGTTCTTTTCCGCATCGACCGGCATCAGACAACGTTTTGAGAAATTTGTCATGGAAAACTATAAGAAAGTGAACTCTGTCAAGGAATTCGCTGATTTATACTATGTTTCCGAACGCTCCTTCAGCCGGAAGTTCCACTCCTGTTTCGGGGAAAGTCCTTATAAATGGATGCAGAAAAAAAGGGCGGAACAAATGTTGGAAATGATTTGTGATCCGGAACTATCCTTTCAGGAAATATCCGGCAGGTTAGGTTTCAGTTCACCTTCCCATTTTACGGCATATTGCCGCAGAATGTACGGGATGTCCCCCACTCAGTTGAGAGAAAAAAATAAGAAATAAACAGATTTTTATAATTGCATTTTAACGGAGAAACTATGAAATATTTAAATACCGGTCTGGTCTGTGAGCAGTCAGGGTTTTCCTGTGTGGAGTTGCCGAAGATCTGTATACCAGTCTACAGAGAGGTTATCAAGGAAATGGCAGAAGTGATAAAGGACTCTCAGATGCGGGATGTTTTTTACTCTCTTTCTACCGGGATAGATATACTGGCAGTTTCCAAGAAAACAGGTGTTACCCCTAGGAATCTGGCATATATGTATAAAAAAGCGAGCAGGCAGGTTCGTTTGGAATGGAAATCTTATTCTGAATGGAAACAAGAGTTGGACCGTGTATATATCAGATGCCGGAATTATGCGGCACTCCTGACACATTCCCAAGAGTGTGGCGGACAGAATTTCAAGAATGTAGTGATAGTCGTAAGGGAACAGGATATTCCGTCGGAATGTGTAGACTTGTTAGTTACACCTTTAGGAAATTTGGATATAAATTTCAGGGTGTTACGTGCGCTTAGAAAATACAATATCTATCAGCTTGAGGATCTTTTACGCTTTATAAAATATAACGGATTTGATGCGCTGTGCCGAATACCCGGTATGGGAATGAAATCTGTTGAGCAGTTGTATCATACTTTAAAAGAGAGGAATATTTTGGAAAATAAGGAAACTTGTATCCTGTTCCGCTACCTTTTTGTGTAAAATACATAAAGAATGCAGGAACTGCATTCAGACATTTGCAATGACTATGGATATGATTGATGTCTTGTCTTTATTTTTGAAACGAATAGATATACTGATAAAATGGGATAATTCCCCTATGTTTAATTAAAAACTGGAATTGATGAAAAAAAACATCTTGATTTTATGTATGCTTGGAGCATCTGCCCTGACTGCAAATGGACAGACCTTATTGAAAGGGACAAAGTTTACGGACAACTGGTCTTTCGGAATCAATGGTGGAGTGACCACTCCGATGACACACAGCGCTTTTTGGAAGAACTCCCGCCCTGCCGTGGGTATTGAATTATCAAAACGGATAACACCGGTTCTGAGTCTGGGGACTTCAGTCATGGGACATATCAATACAAGCAGTAGTAAAACGGCTTTTGATGCTTCGAATGTTGAACTTTTAAGCAAGTTCAATATGATGAATCTTTTCGCTGGTTATCCTGGAACCCCCCGGACATTTGAAATGGAAGCTGTAGTTGGAGTAGGCTGGCTTCATGGCTACGTCAATGGTACGGGGGATGATAATTCCTGGGGTACACGGTTGGGAGTGAACTTCAACTTTAATATAGGGAAGGAAAAAGCGTGGGCAATCAGTCTGAAACCATCATTGGTATATGATATGGAAGGTGACTTTAATCGGCACAAGAGTCGTTTCAATGCCAATAATGCACGTGTTGAACTGCTCGCAGGGATTGTTTATTATATAAAGGGAAGTTCCGGCAGGCACCATGCAACTCTCGTAAAGGAATATAATCAGACAGAGGTGGACAACCTGAATACAAGTGTAAACAGACTGCGCGACCAACTTTTGGACAGCCGGAAACAAACAGAGGAAGCAATTGGCCGTGCGGGCATGCTCCAGAAGCAGCTGGCTGAATGTCAGAGCAAGAAACCGGTCATTGAAACTGTTATTGAAAAAGCCAAGACACTAGAGTCTATTGTAACTTTCCGCCAGGGTAGTTCCAAGGTTGACGTTTCACAACTCCCCAATGTGGAACGGATTGCCTCCTATATGAACAGGCATCCTGAATCCAAGGTTGTGATCAAAGGATACTCTTCACCGGAAGGAAGTATTGAGGTGAACGAAAGAATAGCTTGTGCCCGTGCGGAGTCGGTTAAATCCATTCTTATGAAGAAATACCGGATAGCCGCCTCACGCATTACTGCGGAAGGACAAGGCATAGGGGATATGTTCTCTGAACCTGACTGGAACAGGGTCAGTATCTGTACCTTGCAGGAAAATAAATAGTATCCGGTACTATGAGTTCTCGTAATCCACATAGTATATCTGCAAGGTGCATGAGCATTAGAGATTGTATATAAATCATGGATTGCAATGCAGATTATAGTCGGTCTGAAATGTAAGGAGGTGTCTGAAAAAGGATGCCTTCTTTCTTTGTTGTGCCATTTGTTTATTATCTATTTTTTGTTTCTTAATCAACGGGATAGCCATGAAAATCGGACAATATTTGTGATGTAAATTATTAAGGGACAACCGATTCTATCATATTTTAAAGCGTTTTCGCAGCCGTACACTCCTTTAGGATAAGAGACAAAATCTGATAGGAAACCTCGTAATTGCCTGTATCGGGGTTGAATGTCGGCAGCTCAAAACTTCCACCTTTGAGACGCTTGTAGTAAAGAAGAAAGCCGTCACCGTTCCCACGCAGTATTTTTACACCCTATCGGTTCTTGCCAAAGAACAAAAAGACATCTCCTGATATGGGAAACAAATCTTTCATCTCTGAGCGTATGATTTTGAATAAACCGTCAATGCCAAGGTTCATACGAACAAAGCCCTGGTACAGATAGTAGCGATTGGCTGATGTTAGAGAATACATGGATCTCCCTCCTTTCTTTCGTAATCGCGTAACATTTTAATAATACCTCCGGGAGTGGCCCGTTTGACCGAAATGGTCGTTCCACTGTTAAAGGTGATTGTGATCCCGGAAAGACTAAACTCTTCTTCCGACAACATGACGGGGGCTATTTGAGTGAATGAAGGAGAGGAAGTTGTCGGTCGGGAGGGTCCAACGCCGCCATAATAATCACGGACCACATCTGCCTTGGCTTGTTTAACGCTATAACCCCGTCTGGACATCCAGGAACTCATACTTCCAAAAGTGGTATGCTGATCGCGGCAAACATCGGCTAAAGAACAATTG